GCAACTCCATATCTCTTACGGAGTTTAGCTCTAAGTCTACTTTCCCTCACTCGCCGAATAGGTGTACCAACTGCGCAATCAGAATCCCAGGCAAGCATTCTATGAACATCTGGATCGTCCTTCATGTCAAACAAATCAATCCATGACTCTGGTGTACTGGGATTAGATACCTGAAGAGGATATTCTAACTCACTTATCTGTATCTCACGAAAATAGCCACCGTTTAACCTCTTACGCTTCTGATAGTCAGTTCTGCTGACGTTGCGTAATGCTGTCAGCCAGTAAGACTTAGAAACTTCACCGGCTGCATATAGACCTCTAACACTTATAAATCTCATTATTACAGTCTGAACGTCATCTTCAGTCGCACCCACTCTATACGACATCTTGACTAGCATATCTCGTATGGCGCTCCAGGCAACCTCTAGATCATAACACATAGTCATCAATCTCAGCAACGACATCTGACATATTAATGAGTCTGTATTTGATGCCATCTTCTATGATAGAAAGGCCAGCCTTTGTCGGCACTAAGATCAGTTGACCCTTAACAAAGCTGCCGTTACCACTAATGATCTCAGCCACAGATAATTTAGGTAAAGCCATAGTTTCAGGCAGGTGAACAAAAGAATGCTTTTGTGAGTAAATCTCCACCAGGACTTTACCGCGTGCAGGAACTATCACTACTTATCGCCTTCATCATCAGCCATAGCCCTGGCTATACGTCTTAACTCTTGGCGACTTGGGCCATCGCCATCCTCCTCAGTAGGAGTAGGAAACTGTCCATTCCCGCTATTAACCTGCTGCTGGGGACTAAGCTCTTCTTCTTTCTCTCTGCCTCGCTCTTGACGCTCAGAGACAGATGCTCCCTTGGGCAAACGTGCTACGTCTCTTAAGTAGTCACGTAGGACAGGATCAGGTGTCAGATAGCCTGACTGAGTTAGAGTTGTAATATATTGTGATAGAACCTGTAGCTCAGGATCACCTACAGTAGTATGAGTCAACTTCGGATACTTGCCATCTACGATGCCATTCAGCTCAAAGAGGAGCGGAATGACCTTCTTGTTAAATGTCTCCTCGATAATAGAGACGTAACCTTCAAGAGCGACTTCAAAGAATGACCGTGACTGTTGTGCAAGAGCAAAAGAACCGACCCTAGCCGTACCGAACTCCAGGAAAGCTGCCAGGACAGATATAAGCATGTTAGAGCGATGGCGCTTAATAGCAAGGTCAAACAGATCAGGATCAACACGTCCCTCTGGTCGAGCCAGCCGGAACTCCCAGTCATGAAAGAGAACGATACCGCCTTGCTCGTCTACTCTCACCTGCTTTACAATCTCTATGGCTGCCTGCTCATCAGACTCTGCGCCTTTATCTTTAATAGTCGTTGCATTTTGTGGAAGTACAATGAGTGGAATACCAGCACCTGTACGCTCCAACGAGATACCTTCTATGGCCTCAAGGTTATTCATAAAATACCAGGGACGATAAGCCTGTCGGAAGATAGACTCGCCTTCTGGATTGTCCTTCTCGGTTCGCAGTCTGAAGTTAACCACTTTCTCCATTGGGATAGTGATTTCCTTGAAAGTAGGTGCTGGCCTCTGTATAATGGCAATAACATCGGATGAATTCTGTTCTGTTTCCCACCGCTCAATAGTATCCTGTGAAATCAGGTCAAGATTCTCTAAGCCGATCTTACCATCACTAAACTCAGATGTCTGCTTACCTTTCTTGCCATTACGATGCTTGAAGGTTATCTCAAATGGAGCATGACCAAATGGAAGAACCGTCGTCGCGTTAGCCATAATGACAGCCCAGGGATCTCTCATGTCTTTACGGACAGAGGTTAAGAAAGCAGCCCTCTTCATACCCTCTTCGTCGTTCACATAAGGTATATCTATCCAGGTGACAGATCGAAAGGCCATCTCAATGGCACGAATAAAGCCACCTGCAATAGGATTGCCCTTTCTCATTTCATTAAAGACAGCAATACCAGCCTTGCCACGAAGTTCAGGGAGGTAATCCTCCATGATACGACCGCCCCATATATTGAGGCCGGTCGTAGACTTCCTAGGTGATAGAGGCTTTGCTTTAGGCTTCTGATTAGTTGCCATTAGCTGCATCTCATTGCAATCATAATCTTTTTGCCAGCCTGATAGCTCTCAGAGACGAAACGACTAATTTCTCTCTCACCTATTTCAGTACACTGCTTGAGAGAAACCGCTGAATATTTACCAGATTCTATCTCTTCAATGATGCCTCTTAATTCGCCTATTAGCTCTGCTCTTGAAATAGACTGTTCCATTATCCTATTCCTCTCCAGCCTCTGGAGCTACCCATACTACCAGTCCATGATGCAGAAGCCTCCCGACCCGCGAAGACAAGAGCCTCTTTTCCAATAGGTCTAGGAGGTGGACTCGCAGTACATTCACCAGCTGCAAGTACAGCATAGGCTAAGGCAAAAGCATAGTGGTCTGGCGCAGTACCAACATATCTGGGTATTAGCTTGTTCAAACGCGGATCTTTAATCAGCTCTCGTACCAGAGCGCGAAGATGCGTCAAAAAGCTCTCGACGCTTCTAATGGCAGTCGGGAAGACCACACGACCTTCACGGCATGAAGTATACATATTATCAAGAAGTGAAGTACGATTAAGCTTGACTTCAGCTGTGTCTTCAGTGTATCTTACATCGTTAGTGTTTTCCACATGTGACCAGCGATACACACGACCTGGATGCCTTTCTGCCCATTCTGTAGTTGCCCTAGGATCACCACGAGCGTCGATGATGCAACTTCTAATATTATTCCTGCTGAACCAGTAACCTAGTTCCTCAAACGTATCAAATTCTTCAGCCTGCCTAACTTCCCACCTGTCTCTGTCTTTTTCAATGACAACAGCATTAAGCTTAAGCCCAACGTCAACTCCTCCGAAACCCTGATCAGCAGGATGCAATGTAATATCACTGTCATATTTAAGCTCGGCGCTGTCCAGCCTGCCACCTTTTGGTGCGTAAGCCAACCCAAGACCTGAGTTGTAGAAGCGCTGGAGTTTCGGGATATCAGAAACCCTAAGTGAATCTTCGGCCATATCGACCAGATTGGCGAGTGGGGATAGGAGACGCGATATATGATAACCATGAACTCGCCTACCTGGATGCGCTGCTATCCACTCTCCATCACTGAGACGATCAATAGGCTGACGGCATTTATCATTACTGCATAGCACACGGACATCAGTAACAATCTGCACTGTATTATCATACTGGAAGACAATATTCTTGTCCCAATCAAGAAACTGCCATCTGTTACAATGTTCACACTTGATATGCCATTCCCGCTTATCTGATTCACTGTACATTAAGTCGATGCCCTGACTGGGATATGTCGGCTTCGAGACAGCTCTAAATAGAGGTTGTTTAGATGAGCCTAGCCGTTCTCTAGTCCATTCTACAGTCTCTTCAGAGAACCAATCAACTTCATCATCAATGACGATATCTGCATCAACGGAAATAGCCTGCTTGAGAGAGTCAGAACCTCTCATGTGCAAGGAACTGCCACCGAGCCTCTTCAGTCTAGATCTGTTAGCTTGATTCCTAGCCATTGATCTCGCAAATCGCTTGCTAAGATAAGTTGACTCCTCAATAGCCTTGTCAACTCGTGACTGGGAGAAGTCATCCATAAGAAGCTGCGTAGGCATCATGTAAAGAACATTGCCTCGATCTGCATACTTAGTGTCGATAGCCCACAGAGAGAGATTAACTAGGAACTCCGAGATGAAGATCTGTGTCCCCTTCATTACGACTACTTCAGGTGATAGGTCTTCATACATACCTTTCTGAGATGGAGGCAAAATTACCTCTCGCCCATTGATTAAGCGATATTCCTTAACCCACTTGAGCAGATCAAAAGTTTCAGAACCAGCATCACCCAGCAAACTCTCCTGAAGTCCCCTAGCAAGATAGTTAGCGCCTTTATCGCCAACTACGCTCAGGCCCTCTATCTTCTCAGGCATTGACTAACTTACCTTCTACTACCACTTCATCTATATCCAGAGCAGGGTTGCCTGGGAGCAGAGCTGCGAATTCAGACATGAATACTCTAGCTCTATCAGATGGACGTTCATAGCCATTACAGCGAGTGAAGGCATGAGTAATAGCAGCAATGATGCCATCCATGAACTCTCGCTTAATGACGTTCTCTTCCTTTTCTCTGATTGTCTTAGCATCTTTAGCAATTCTGCTCACAAGCCGAAGAGCCTTAAGAACAAGTCCTCTGTCTAAACTGTTACTATCAGTAGTCTTCTTGATTAGCTCAGCCAGGACGATACGAGCAACAGCTAGTTCCTCACCTAAGTCTGTGCTATAAAGCTGCTCTACAAATTCTGGATGAGCTGTAAGTTCCTTGCGTATACTTTGGTAGCCCTGCCAGAGACGGTGTGGATCATAAATACTAGCAGTACCCCTAGCTAGAGATAGACCCCTTTCTGTGACTTTCCAGGTTCCGCCATGACGCCTGCATCTCATTCTTGGAGCAATAGGAGTGCCTTTACATATGAGACCAGGACGCCCCATCTCTTCGCCACAGATGAAGGTTCCTGTCTCTTCGTCTAGGACAGGCTCTCTATCCTTGACATAATTAACAGCGTTGCTACCGCCTATAACCACACTCCTCGTTACCATACTCTATATGTATATGAAAACGAGCCGTTTGTCAAGTCTCTCTTCAATTGCTTGACATATTGCCCCCAAGTATGGTAGAACTAGATAGATATTAGGATAATGACTTCCTCCTGGTCTGGCTGGTGGGGTGGTCGCACCAGCAAGAGGGGCTGAGTAGCAGGTGGCTCAGCCCCTCAATCTTATCACAGAATCTTGTCTACTTTACTTGACAAAATAGAAGAAGTGTGTTATAATAACTTAGTTGAGTCTGGTATTAAACACGCAAGGAGCATCAACCATGAAGGAAGTACACGGCAACTTATGGGATGCTAAAGCAGACTACACAGTCATTACAACTAACGGAGTAGTAAGAGAAGATGGCGCAGCCGTTATGGGACGCGGGGTAGCTTTCCAGGCTAAAGACCGCTACCCTGGTCTTGAATACACCCTTGGACGGAGGATTAAGCTTAGAGGAAACCATGTTAGTCTAATGAGCAAACTCATTAGCTTTCCTGTTAAGCACCACTGGCAAGATCCAGCAGACCTAGAATTAATTAAACAGAGCACAGAAGAACTTGTCATTCTTATTGATCACCAAGCCCTCACAGGATATCCTACAAGTCATATTGCTATGCCTCGCCCAGGTTGTGGCAACGGCAGATTAGATTGGAAGGATGTGCAGGCTGTGATAGAACCATTACTTGATGACAGATTTACGGTGTATAACAATGACTAACACAACGACGCGAAGACGATGTTGCTTCATGTTCAACAAACCAAACCAACGTCAGTGCAAGTCAGATGCCGAATGGGAAATCTACTCTCAAAAGCCAGGACTGGCACCGTATGACTGCACGACTGATGCTTGTCTTGTTCATGTAGGTTTTATGCTTGATGATGCAGAAGAACACATCATCAGACCAATTAAGGAGTGACATGAAGAGTCTCGTACCGGCAGCAATAATAGGTTTCGGCATTGCCGTAGTGCTAGTAATAATAGCCATGTCACTCAGTAGTGGTCAGAGCGCACAAGATAAATGCAAGGAGACTTCTACTGCTATGACCGGATACGTGTCTTGTTTAGCAGCAATAGAATGCGCGAAGACGTTTCCAGGTAACGAGAGACTTCAGGCTAGTTGCGTTAAGACATCGCTTGGACAGTAACAGCCTTGATTAAGTTTAAAGAACTAGAGAAGTATCTAGCACGATATGGCTGCAAAGTGCCACAGCATCACATCGCAGCTATCATGTACAGAAAGAGAAGGTTAAACTGCTATGAGGCGGGACTTGCTATCTGGTTCCAACAGCACTAATGACTAAAACGAAGAACCATCCAAGACGACGCTGTGAGATGTGCGGGAAGCGCAAGCGCATCAGAGTAGGTCAGGACAAGTGTTATATGTGTCGTCAGAAGAAGGAGCAGTTATGACACCGACAACAGAAAACATCATTGAAGAGATCATCGAATCGACGAAGAACAAGACCTGCGTGTGGGACGGCAGCAACAGTATTTTTGGTCTTTTTACAAGCCAGATGAACAGTATAGGTTTAACACTGTGGAATCTGCAGGATGAAAAGCCATCTCTGACCTTTGAAGGCTACGGCACTTATAGAGGTGGAGAGATACTCAGAAATCTGGTCAGCGCTGTATTAGATCAATTCCCAGTTGAACCAGCAAGATATCCTTCCCATGATTCATTGCAAGATCCGTCTGCACTGCTAAGAGCATGGGAGAGAAGTGATACTAACAGACGGCGTTCATCTAGTTAGCGATACTAGCCTAGCAGAGCTACATAAGTTCGCACAGAGTATGGGCTTAGAACGCCATTGGTTCCAAGTTCATAGGGAACACCCCCATTATGACCTGACGACGCTAGACGCTTACAGAAGAGCCCTGCGTCATGGCGCAGTAAAAGTCACGGCTCGTGAGCTAGCTAAGTGTATGATCAGACAACAAGGAGAGTATAACTATGAAAGAAAAGCGCAGGACTGCTGAGAGAGTTCCACAACCAGTAACCACTATACTAATTGACTCACCCTGGATAAGAATGACATACCTTTTTCCAGATGAGGCAACAGAGAGACTTGGCTTTGGTACTGTCGTACTCTCTTGCTTTAAGTGTGGTTCGGCACAGCTAGTATCCTATCAAACACCTGTGCCTCTAGCACAAACAGAGCAAGTCTACGGCGATCATGGCGACCCAATTGCCCGTAATGTGCGCGACCTGTACGAACAGGG